ATCATGCCGGGCACTTTCCAGCGGCCGCCGCTCTCTTCTATCAAGTTTTTGATTGGCTCCAATATTTCCCAATCAAAAATCCGGCCATAATCTGGACCGGTTGCGGCCCGCAATTCACCGCCCGGAGCTTCATGGCCATAAACTTTAATCAATTCCTTGCCCCGATTATACTTCAGGCCCCACTCTAAGCACTCGGCCGCTATTGGTGCGGGCAAGTCTTTAAGATATCCGGCCGGTGCCCCTGCAAGTTGGGACAACTGATTGAAGCTCCAATTGGTGGGGGTGTTGTTATGCTCGCGACGATTATCGTCCGCATATTCAACAAACACATTTCCCCGGCTGGGGTTTTGTTCGTCAAAGTCTCCGACGATTTTCATCTTATGAGTGTCAACAATGCGGCTTGTCATGCGGCCCGCGTCCACTTTTTTATAAGCCAGCATGTCATCAAGTGACAAAAACTTTTGATCGTCCGGGCGGCTAAACCATTGTGAGGATACTGCACTGTTTCCGATACCGTGCGCGAAGGCGTTAGTTGTATAAGTCATGTTGTTAATCTCCGTAAAAGTTAAAAGAAGCGAGCCATTGCCCGGCCCGCTCCTATAATCTCGCATAAACTTGCATATGATTGCAAGCTTTATTTTTTAGAAAGTTATTCTGCCCCGATATCACCCGCCACATGGTGCCGCACAATAGACCGCGGCGGCAGGCCTTTAACAAACCGCAAAAGCTTTTCCCCGTCGGTTTCATCCGGCTGCGCACCGTTTGCAGTATCATCCCACCATATGCGGACGTTTCCCCCATCGGCATAGCATCCGCCCTTGATAGTTAAATCGGCGGCTTTCTTCTTTCCATTGCCGTGCGCAGTAAAGCCAACAATAAAATTTCGATCTAAGCGGGCACAAAGCGGGTCGCCATTGCCACAACTTGCGCACGATATGTCCCGCAATTCGGCAGGACACCGAACGACGTTAATCCCATGCGGGGCCGGTTGCGTTTTCTTTTCCTGCCAAGATTCCTCCGAGACAACAACAACGGACGGAACACCGTTATGAATGGAAGCGGCTGCCGCGCCCAAGTTTTCGGTGCTGTAATTAATAACGGTTTTATCTGCCCGCAATTTTTTGCCCCAACCAAAAGCATGGGGATCAAAATGCGAATAAGTGAACGATACACCTTTAGACGGTTTCGCGTCTAAAAGCGCATCAAGATAAGCATCATCGATTTTTTGCGAGCCTTTGCCGCTGCAATTCATTTTGCAAGTGCTGGGACAAGTGGCGTATTTTTCCCCGGTGCCCGCTCTATATGTTACCGCGATGCCTTTTGTTTTTTTGGCGCGGCTTAGTTCAACAGTCTTTAACATGGTTTGCCCTCCGTAATGTATGCGACTTATCCCATACTATAGCGCAATAAAAAACCCGGCGTCAACCGGGTTTAATTTTATTATTTTTTACGTCGTTTGGGCTTTTGTTTTATCGGCCGCCGCCGCGCCTTTTCACGATCCTGCTTTTCCCACGCCTCTTTACCGTATAATAATTTGCCAAGCCAATTAAATAAAAACATTTAACCCCAATCCTTTTGGCCGCCGTCGGCTTCCCCATCAGAATAACCCGCATGATAAGCCTTTAATTCAGACGGTTTTAAATCTGTCACGCAGGTCGCGCAGTCTTTACGGCTCGTGCCACCCGTAAAGTAATGAGGGTCAACCGGTCGGTTATACCAATAGTCCGCCCGTCCGCGATCATATGGACCGCCGTGTCTTTCATCATGTTTCATAATAATCTCCGTAGTTAGGTCTAAGATATTATGCGATTATATGGGAGATATCAAGCTCATTATCTTAACCCAGTCAAAATCTTCATCAGAAAAGTAAACCGGCGCAACTTTCAGGCCTTCCAGTTTTAAATCCATCGCGTCTTTACCGTGGTACAAATAGATCATTTGCGGCTTAGTCTTAGTTTGCAGTTTGCGGACTAAAACCCAAACGCTGGCATGACTGTGATTAGTCAGCCACGCAACTTGGTGGGGTCGTAGGTCCACTGCGTTCCCAGATGTTGCCTTTAATTCTACAAAATGAAACTTACCGTTTTCATCGCAGCATAAAACATCCGGGATACCCGGCATGGCCCACGTTTCAATTCGGGTACTTTTCCATGTTCTCGGGCTCTTCTGCATCCCAGTCTTCATCAACCTCCAAAAGTCGGCCTCGCGCTTTGTCGCGGTTCTGGGGATTGCTCTCTCCTTCGGGAGTAACGTCGATAGTGATCGGGGCATAACTTTGTTTAATCTCCTTTAGAGCATTCAGCACTTCGTCTTTGCTCATCGAATCGATGCTGCCATGACGTATTTCTGATCTGCTCACATAAATATCACCTTGCGCTTGCCCTCGCCGGTATTCAGCCTGTACGGCTGCCGAATAGGCTCCGTTGGTTAATGCGGCATCGCGGATGGTTTGAAGGTCGCGCAAATGCCTTTGGTAGTTCACACCAAACTTTTCATCCAGTTCGGCACGATATGATTGGATAGCTGCCACAACATGGGGGCAGATGTTTGGGTTGGTCATTTCGTAAGCACGAGTGTGTGCTGATCCAACGGGGTATCCAGCATTAACGGCAGCTTCCCGCATAGTGATCTGGCCGTCTTTTGAGACAAGCTCTTTTACAAAAAGCTCTTGCCGCCTAGTCAGGACCGCTGATTTCGTTGATTTAGGTCGCCCGCGGCTTTTGATCTTAGCAGGGGGGCTTGATTTAGCTTTCGAGGCCATATGAGTATCCTAGTTATTTGCAGATACTTTACTACTAAAAACGCTCTCTTGTATATATAGCTACAGAAATAAAAAAAATAAAAAAAAACTTTCAGACCCCCTTAACGCACTTTGGGCCTTTAAGGTTACACAAACTCTGGTTACGTTACATTTTTAAAAACTACTTTGTGTTACTTCTAACTCCTTATATACACAGGAGAAAACACCCAAAGTTACACGGTTACACCGGTTACGCCTATATTTACTAAAAACTTTTATTTTTTTTTTCAGATCCTATATACATATAACGCGTTTATTTGTAACCGCCCCGTGGTCCGCGGTTTAAGCAGCGCACAGAAAAGCCCGCGAGCCGTGGTCCGCGGGCTTTAAATTACGTTAAGCGCCTTATTTTATTGGGCTTCGTATTCGACATCGAAGATGAACGCTTCGATATTTTTGGAGTAGAGGTTGAAGGTAGTTTGTTTTTTATAGTTTGGTCCGCATACTTTAGCGCGACATATTTCGTTTGCGTTGTGCAACTTTTCTGCTTCTCTTCGAACGTCTTCTTGTCCGATGCTTAGACCGAGGCCTTCTTTTATTTGTTTTGTTGAGAAGCACATGTCTGGTTCTTCTGTTAGGAACAGCATGATTTCTTGTTGCAGTGTCAGCACGGGTTTTGTTTCGGGTTGTGTTGTTGTTTCCCCGTGTTGGTTTATTAGTTCTACTTTTATTGCTTTCCACTGTGTTGTGAATCGCGTGTTAGAAATTACCACCATTTCCACTTGGTCTGCGACTTGCAGGTTTAGTCCTGTGGTAAATTTTGGTTCGATGAAGACTTGTTCATCGTTTTCGGTTTGAGCGAAGGCGCAATGTTTGTCTTCCAGTACGTTTATGATGACGCCTTGTTTTTTTTGTAGCAGTCCATTTAGCATGATTTATCCTTAATGCTTTAGGCTCCCCATTTTGTTCCGAATACTTTTTGGAACACTTGGTTGAGCATTTTTTCCATTTCCAGTTTTTCTTTTGTCATTTTCACTCCTCTTCTGTTTCTATTTCGCCTGAACCATCGCATGTCTGGCAATGTTCGGCTATTTCGCATGGCTCGCCGATATCTCGGTCGAAGCTTTGTGGTTTATAGATTGTGACGATGGCGATACCGTCGTCACAATCGGGGCACGGTTGTTTATTCATCCCCAAACGATACCGACTATTCCGGCTAGGACGCCTGAGACGGCGGCCAAGATTACAAACTTATGTTTGACGTACCATTTTGGGGTGTCGTTTAGTTTTGCCCAAGGGCTGTTTGAGAAGGGGTTAACCAAGTTTTTCAGGATTTCTTCGTGGTTTTGTTCTTGTCTTCCGATGTTTTCACCGTTGTCGAGGCCGATATTTTCTTTTTGCGGCACGAACTTCATTTCTCCTTTCCACGCCATTATGTCTTGTTCGTCCCACATTTTTTTGGTTTTTGGCCCGCGGAGCGCGGTTGACGGCACTTCGACGGGTTGGGGGAACGTACCTTCTGCTGTTCGGCGGTATATTGTGGGTTTAGCTTTACCTGTGATTTTCATCACTTCTTCGATAGATAGTAACTTTGGCATTTTCATCTCCATAGGTTATGCTCGCTAACTATATGGGATGGTATGCGATACTGTCAAGTGTCAGTGTATTTCGTCCGAGCTTTGGTGCGTTTGTTCGTGGTCCGTTGTTTCGTGGATTGAGACTGACGCATTATGTATGCAGGACGACAGGACTTTCATTGCGGTTTCGTTATTTGGTGCGACGGACATGAGCGCGGTTAGCGTTTGCGTTAGTATTCCGCCGAGTGCTGCGCCCATATTTACATCGTTTTCTGCCAGTTCTTGGATCAGGTCTTGTGCGCAATCCATTGCGATCAGGAAGTCGTTTTTGGCTTCTTCTTCGGCTTCTCTGAGTCGCATTGATTTCACGTTAGACTTTCCTTGGCAGGTCGTATCTCTTAACGAAATCCTTTACTGAGGACAGGTTTATGCCTGTAAGTTCCGTTATTTTATTATTTGACATGTCTTTAAGTTTCATATTGTTTATGATTTTAGCTTTTTCGGGCCATTTATCAAAGGTAATTTTGGTCCTACCGCCTAACGAACCGCTTGCTTTGCCGTTGTCCCATGCTTTTTTCATGTCTTTTTTAAGCATGTACGGGTTTTTTTTGCCGTCAATTTTATTTTGTTTTATCCAAGCATCCAAATAGAGGGCTTGGTATTTTTCGGAATCCACCTTCATTTGCGCGGCTCCCACGTATCCACTTCGGCGTACCATGTGCCGGTTTTACCGCTTTCTTTGACTTGGACATTGATCCATTCGTCATTTCTTGATGACAGCCACGCCAACAGGTCTTCGCGTTTTATGCTAAGATTGCACTTAACGAAGTCGGGGGCTTTATCATTTGGTTTTTTGGCGCGTAGGCCATCAACGAAATCTGGCATTCGTTTCTCCCTTTTTTAAAAAAAATTGCCCCCAGCCGCGGGCAAGCAGTCTGGGGGCGTTTTTACTACGGAGTGCAACATGCCGTTGCAGTACCTACATTACATAGGCGTATGGGATAAGCAACACTTAATCGCATACATCTTCTTTATTTTCTTCAATTGGTACGTGGCCCGCGGTCCGCGCTTCTTTATACCAGTCGAAGACCAGTCGGAGTTGTCCGCCGATGGTTCTGCCCTCTGCTTTAGACAGGTATTTAATTTCTTCGTACACTTCCCGCGGTACAAGTACGCTTTTCCAACGTGTGGTATCCATTTTTTTTGCTCCAAGTCCCGCTTCATCTAGGATATTATAGGAGTATATGCAAGAATGCAAGAAAAAGAGGGTTTACTATGGATTATGTGTTGTTTGGACAGATGGACGATCCTAACATTGCGGCGCTGCGCCCGCATTTTGATTTATTTCTGGATCAGGCGAGTGATTATACGTGGGACATAAATACAAACACCCTTGTTTGTAACGATGAGCGCGTTAAGATGCGCGGTTTTTTTGGCAGGGCCAATGTGTTTACAAAGAACACGCATCAACGTTTCAACAATTGGCATCTTATGGCGAATTACTTGGACGCTAACTCGCATGTGTCTCGTTATAACAGGCGTTATAACCATGGCACACCTATCAAAGCTTCTAACTTGCGTCGGGCCGTGGCCGCGGGCCTTGAGATACCGCGCACGATTATTGGCAAGGGGCCTTTGGAGGGCGATTGCATATTTAAGCCGTTGACGGGCGGGGCGCATTGCATGTCCGGCAATCAAACGAGTTGGACGGGTATTATTCAAAACCGTATGCCGGGGGTTAATCGTCGGTTATTTTTGGTCGGGGATCAGCACTTTGGCTTTAAGTTAGAGACGACGGCTTTGGATTACCGTGACGATCCGCACGTTGTTGTGACCAAAGAGGTGTTTGCGCAAGATATTGCGCACAAAGTACGGTCCGTGGCCCACGGTCTAGGTTTAACCTTTTGTGCAGCCGATTTTATGGACGACGTGTTTCTGGAAATAAACAGCGGACCGATGTTTGCGGCGTTTGATCGTGTTGTTGATGGTGCGCTTGCGAGTGCTATTCGCTCGGAGTTGGCATAAAAAAACCCCCAACCTTTGCGGGCTGGGGGGAAGTTGACAAGTGAGAGGTATGTCGAGCAGTAAAGGTAGTTCACATGGACTCGCCCCATGATGGTCCCATTTCAATGTCACATTTACTCGGGACTTCAAGTGGTAGTACATTCTCCATTATTCTAGCAATTTCTTGGGCCTCGTCAACATCTTTAACGGACATTGCTATTTCATCGTGGATTTGGATGAGCGGCAGCTTGCCTATCTTGTAGAGAGCCACCATTGCCTTCTTTGTCATGTCGGCAGCCGACGCTTGGATCAATCTGTTCAGGGCTTTGTACGTGTAAGCCCTCTTCAGGCGTGTGGTAGGCCCGTAGGCGTCCACAGCGTCCTTGTAAGACATGGCTTTGTTCATTGCGAACGTATCCGGCTCCCACATTTCAAAGCGGCACTTACGGCCTCCCAGTGAGCGTATAGCGCCCGCCGAAGATTTCTCGTTCAGCCGGTTCATGACGCCGGTCATCAGTCCTTTAACGAACGGGACGCGCTCGTGGTATTGTTTGACCAGTTTTTTGGCCTCTTCAACAGAGATGTCCAAGCTTTCGGCCATCTTATTCACGCCCATGCCATACATCAGACCAAGGTTGATGGTCTTTGCTTGCTTACGCGGGATGTTTGTCATCTCGGCAACCATGGTGTGGAAGTCAGTTGAGGGGTCGGTGTTGTACGCTTCGACAAAATCGGCCGCCCCTTCCAGCGGAATGCCGCGTGTTTTGCCATATACATGAGCGTAATGGACCAAGATGCGCGGTTCTTGTTGCGAGTAGTCGATAGCCGCCCACTGGTCGCCTTCTTCTGGCAGGAACAAACTACGGATCATGGGACCAAGCTCTGGGTCGCGGGCCGGGATTTGTTGTAAATTAGGGTTGGACATTGATATGCGTCCCGAAACCGTTCCGCCATCATCTGACCGGATTTGGTTAATGTGCGAATGTA